TGGCTAGAACGGCAGCATGGCAGCGAAAAGAAGGAAAGAACCCAAAGGGTGGCCTAAACGCCAAGGGCAGGGCATCCTACAAGGCGGAGACCGGCGGAACTTTGAAGGCACCAGTCAAGAAGGGGGATAACCCCCGCAGGGCATCGTTCCTGGCCCGTATGGGCGGCATGCCCGGTCCGGAGAGGGACGAGAAGGGCAAGCCTACAAGGCTTCTACTTAGCCTCCAGGCATGGGGCGCCAGCAGCAAGGCGGACGCTAAGGCCAAGGCTCGTGCAATGAGCGAGCGCCTTAAGAATAAGAAGAAGAAGGGATCTTGAATTCTGTCCAAGGACAAGCCGCTCTCGATCTGGCTCGCGGTCGCAGTGACGTCGAGTTCTTTGCTTCTCGCTGGCTCGGTATCAAGGGGAACCCTGGACAGGTCAGATGGTGGAAGGCCTGCGCAGACCGTGCAGATGACGGATTCAGGCCAAGGTACCTCACAACCGTCGTTTCCGCTGGCAATCGTGCCGGCAAAACGCTCGCGATGGCGGTTGTCTGTCTTCATCATGCCATCTACAAACTCGGGGTTAGACCTCCCGCCGGAGGAGATCAGACGGATGCGATCAGGTGGATCAATGACCCGTACGAGTGGTACCACGTCGGAATCCAGCAAGAGACCGCAGAACTTGTTCACCGCGAAATTGCAATGATACTGCAGGGTGCGCATCCGGCCCAGAAGGGTCGAGGGTGCCCCCTAACAAAAGAGCTCGGCAAGGTTGCCGACTTTGAAAAGAAGTACCGAGGGGAGTACCTGTGGATAAAGTTCAACCCAATTCTGGGCGGGGCCAGCATCCACTTCCGAACGACCCAGGACAAGGCGAAGGCGCTCTTGGGCAAGGACATGCAGGGAATCTCATTCGACGAGGCAGCTTTCGAGCCGCACTTGATAACAATCTACCAAGAAGTGCTCAACCTGCGCCGTCTGTCTACCGGAGGGCCTCTACACTTCATCGGAACCCCAACCGAAGGCTACAACGACTACTCGGATCTCTGGGAGATGGGAAACCCGGAGAACCCAACCAGGGACGACCAGTTCATATCGTTCCGATTGTCCACGAGGGACAATATTGGATACGGACTACGTCAGGAAGATTTCGACGCGGTCGTTAGACAGCAAGCTGAGTACCTAATCCCTCAGAACGTAGACGGATACTTCATCGAGTCCCGTAAGGCGTTCTTCTCGTCTCAAGGAGTCGAGGCCTGCTTCGATAGCACATTGGAGGTCGAGGATGCGCCAAAGTCGGCTCACCGTTACGTCCAGGGTTGTGACCCTGGTATTTCGTCCGACGCAACATGGGCGCTCACAATCGACATCACAAAGCGCGTTGCGATGCAAGGAGTTAGGGCCCGGAAGCGTTCCGGCAAGCAGACGATCACCGCAGTCGTCAACATGGTCCGAGAAGGACATCTCCTTTACAGTTCAAGCGCACAGTGCACTACGGTAGTCGACTCTACCGGGATGGGCGGGAAGCTCTTCCGCGAAGAGTTCTCAATCATAAAGCCACTTAGAGACTTCGACTTTGGTGGGACCAAGTCAAAGAAGCTTGAGCTACTAAACGACCTAAAGACGATCATCGACAAGGGCCAGATCAAGTTCCCAAGAGGGGGCATCTGGGAAGATCTACGGAGGCAACTCTTGGCATACAAACTAGATGACAAGAAGATCGAGCAGGACGCCGTAATGGCACTTGCAATCGCCGTCCGCTATGCAATAAGGAATCCCGAGAAGGCCGCGGCGAACGTGGCCTTTTCCTATTTTGGAGCTGCTGAATAATGGCTAAGGTAAGAGGCGTACCGCGTTCTTTCGTAGATGGCAAGGGAGTACCGGGGCAGTACACAACTGACCCGGCGGTAGCACCTGCCTCCCAGGTTGCAGAAATTGGAAAGTCTATCGACAAGGCAAAGAGACTTTCTCGAGGACAGGTAGAGACTGGCAGAATGCCACAAGCTGGCATTGCCGTAAAGAATATTGCTTCAGCTGCCAAGGTTCGTGGAGAGTCGAGGACGCCAGCTCCATCCTCTGTTCTCAACTCCGGAATTTCTGGCGGATCCGCTATATCTACTTCACCTACCAAGGTAAACTCGTCATCGGGCGGCCGCGGAACGCCAATAAAGAAGAACTACACCCCTCTTCAAATGGACAAGCTTACAGAGTCCCAGTCAAATTCTGTAACAATGTTGAAGAAGTCTCTGGAGATGCAGGATGTAAACCCAGAGGAACACGAAGAGTTCAAGCTGTATGGAGAGATCCTCACGCGAAAGCAGCAGCTGGAGCCGGAGCAGAACCGACTCCGCAGCATCTTCCGTCGCTTCGACAGGATGTACCATCCAGACACTATCACGCTAGGTGGCGCTGACCACTGGGCGGAAGACCCGAGCGCACGGCTTGCCGGCCGGGCCCACGTCTCTGTCAATGTTCACGCCGCGTACGTAAACATCCCGTCCTCGCTCCAGGCAGTGGTGCCAGTGATCCACTACATCCCCGAGGCCCCTACAGAGGAGGCCAGAGAGGACGCTGCAAATCGAGAGCGCCTCTTCTTCTCGTGGTGGCACGAGCAGAACATGGACCTCAAGCTTGAGACTGCTGCGCTTACAAAGAGCCTGTACGGATACACGGCGGCCAAGGTTTACTGGGACGCGAACCTGCGCATGCCGTCTGTCAATATCATCGAGCAGCCAGAGAACCTCTACATGGGGTTCGGAAACTCAGACTACACCCGCCTAGACTGGGCCCTGTACTGCTACGGCCTATCGCCGCAGGCAGTCAAGGAAGACTTTGGGATCGACATCATCCCAGTCAAGCAGGGCGAGAAGTGGTTCGGATACTCCACCTCCGGGACGCACGACGACCCTCTTGGCACGGTGTACCAGAACCAGTTCGAGCGAAACCCACTCCGCCGAGAGACTGTCTACGAGCAGCTCCAGGTAGAAGTATACGACTACTGGTACAAGGTTCCTACGTCTGCAGGCAAGCCGCCGATGGTCTGGAATGCAATATACGTCGGCAACACTCTGGTCAAGCACACGCGACACCCAGAGTACGCTGGCAGCATTCCGTACGTCATGGTGCAGAACGGCAAGGTTCCTGGCAGCCCATACGGTAAGCCAGAGCTATACGACGTTGAGCAGCTTCTCCGAGAGAAGGACGAGCGCATCACAAATCAGGCCCAGATGATCCAGTCGGTCGTCGGCGGCCAGATGTGGCAGCTCATCGGCGCCGAAGCACCTGACGAGGTACCGCCTAACGCTCTGCCTAAGCCTAACAAGGTTGCGGCCCCAGGCCCGGGCAACGAGCTCCGGGCACTGCAGCCGTTCATTCCTCAGTTCCAGATTGAGGACTACAACAAGCGTATCGACCGGGAAATCGCAGTGGTCACCGGACTCAACGACCTGCTCCTTGGACTTGCGCCGACGAGCGTCCTTGGGTCATCCAAGGCCATTGCGTCTCTCATTGCGAACTATGAGTCACGAATTGCCCCAAAGCGCAAGCTATTCTACCAGTGGATGAAGGACGTGTGGACACTATGCGGACGTGTCTGGTCATCTAAGGATAAGGCAATTGCCCAAATCTTTGAAGAGCAGTACCGCATCGACGTTATCCCACCTGAGCTCACGCCACGAGATACCCTCGAGCTGGCGCAGACTGCCATCAACCTCGTACAGAACCGCATCTGGAGCGCTGAACGCGCAATGGATCGTGTTGGTGTTGAGCCAGCTGTTCCAGCAGCTGCAGCAGCAGGGCATTCAGGCCCAGCAGCTACAGGCTCAGGAGCAGGCAGCGCAGTCGCAGTTCCAGGCGCAACAGCAATCACTAAACGCGTTCAGGACTCTGAACCCGCCGGCAACGGCCGGGGCAGGGCTCAACGCGTTCGAGAACGCAGCAAATCCACCGGCAGAGGCGCTCCCAGAGAACGCCGAGCCGGGCGCTCAGCTCCCGATGGGGCTTGAGCTTCCAGTCGAGAATGGGAGTGAGGAATAATGGCAATCAGAACTAAGCGACGAGCACGGTTCCGCCGGGCCACATCTGGCACGCAGAACCTCACTACCCTAATCTACAACATACTCAAGGAGCAGCAGGCCTCCCGGAAGGCTGCCCTCCTGGCCGCGTTTGACGCCAACATGCGAAACGCTAACTATGAGTCTACCTATGGCGGAGAACCTGTCAATGTTGACTCTGTTGTTGAGTTCTATAACCAGATGATCCAGGCGTACCCGGAGGGGACCACTGAGAGAGACCGTCTATCGGCTGAGCTTGCCGAGTTCCGAGTAAGTTCTGCAGACAAGATACTCTCCGTATATGGAGACGCATACAATAACGGGACCTACGCGTTCGGAGAGAAGGTAGACCTCAAGTCATACCTTGGATTCCTTCGAGAGTCTAAGGCGGCCGCACCTGACGAAGCAACAAAGATGAAGTATACGTCAGAAGAGTTCATTGTGAACTTCAATGACGTTCACGACGACATGAAGGCACGCAGCGCGAGCGCCGGAAGCCTTGCCTCGTTCTATCGACGCCAGCTCAAGGTGGCTGAGGAAATGGGAATCACAAAGGATTCGAAGACATACCGAAACATTCAGTCATACCTAGCAACTGCGGCCAAGCAGGCTGCCGCCGATGCAAAGCAGGATCTCAGAGACAAGGCAAACAAGATAATTGTCCGTCGCGCTGGACTCATGTCTAATGCGCTTGAAAAGGCCGTTGAGGCGGCACAGCGAGAAGGACGAATAACAAATGAGGAAGCCCAGAGGTTTTACGAGTCAGGGTCCCTTCCCAGGGTCAAGATTTTCTTTGGCCTTGATGCTACGAAGCAGGGGGTCATCCTGGCTGCAGCAGCTCGTGCAGGAGTAACTCTTGGCGACCAGCCTCTTACCGGCAGCGCCCTCTACGACCTTGCATACAATACTAAGGACGAGCTCAGGCTTGCAATCGGAGATCCGAACCTAAACGCATCTGACAGAACCTTCTTCAAAGACCTTGCAACCAGCTGGGATAACGAGATTATTCGCCCTGCCGGTCTGTACAACGATGTAGAGCGTGCCACAGACAGTGGAGTTGACCTAATCAATGACAGCGCAAATGCCCTTGGAAATCCATCTGCGAACGTAGCCGCATACCGGGCGCACTCCCGAAGGCTTAGCGAAGGATCTGCTGCTGAAACCGCTGGCTCTGCCGTGATGAGCATTCTAAACGGGGAAGTACCATTCCCCGATGAGTTCGGCGGTAAGACCATGATTTCAGAGCTTAACCCGACCGAGGTCACACGACTTTCAGAGCTTTACTCCGGTGAGCTATTCGCCCCAGGAGCCCCGGCAGATCTGATTAATCAGATTGCCCAGGACTACTTAGACGACGAAAAGATTAGGTCTGGAGCCGGATACGCGACTATAGTTATTAATGATTTCGGCGCCCCAGAGGTAATTGTAACCGATCAGGCCCCGTCTAACCGTGTTCCATTTTTCTACAGCACTACGCTGTCAGACGGAACTGTAGTGAACAGCCTTGCAATGCAGCAAAAGTCTGCAGTTAGGGACCAAAACGGGAAGCCAGTTGGGGAAGTGATATTTGACATTGACGACAACGGTAACGTAAAAGAGAATTTTATTACCAACGACGGATACAAGGTAGACCTGGATATTATGGAAAACTGGCTAATTACAAATGGAGTCAATATATTCCGTGCAGAAAACGGAGAGTATGGTGTTGATCAATTCTCTGTTGCTGTAGTTCCCGGGACACAGCTAAATATGTTTTCCGGAGCCGCACTCCAGGCCAACAGTTCCTTTTCACAATACGCAAATGATGTGTGGGACGGGACTGCGGGCGGGTCTGGAAAGGGAGATGCCATCAACGATATCGGGAATAGAATTGCAGCGAATATCAGTCTGACCGGAGGAACGTCTGATCTGTTCTCGGTTGGCAGCGTAGATGCCAGCGGAGAACCAGGGGAAAGAAGGGGCGGAAGCCAGCTAACGGTAAAGAGTGACTTGGCGGCTCTAAGAGAGCTTGGAATCGGCACCGCAGAGTTTGATGCGCTGATGTCTCAGCCCGTTGGCCAACGAATCCGAGAAGTTGTTGGAACCCAGCTGTTCCGACGCCAAGAGGGGATCGATAACCGAGCGGAGCTAGGACAACCTGTTGACCAGTCAGAACTAGACCAGCGACGTTACATGGGGGCCCAGGCTGCGGCAGACTACGAGCGTGCTGTTTCTGCACCTCCTGCCCCAAATCCATTTAGCACTGGCCTTGGTGCTGTGCCAGATTTCACAAAAGTTTCTTCACAAGGTCCTCGACAAGCCAGGCTGGAAGAGCTTAGCAAAGTTAAGTCCGAGCAGGAACGTCTACGTGTAATGGCAAAG